GGGAAGCAGAAGCCGTTGCCCATAGTCACGAACTTCTCGTAGCGCTGTGGTGTCGTTGCGGCACCTGACACTACGAAGTGACTGCTCCTTAAGGCGTCCATAAGGCGAACCAGTCAGGAGGAAGCAAATCACGACAAGCCTCAATAGCTACCGAGTCACTGGCAGCCGACAGGTCTATCGTGACATACGGATCGGAAGAATCGTGATGAAGCGACCCGCTATAAGCGAGCTGCTGATTCCGACCCTGGTCCCTGAGATCAACCCCAACCCGGAGTAAGCGTTTCCGCATCACCAGATCAAGGCCTTTCTGCAAGTAACCGTTCAACAACGGCTCGACTGCAATGGTTCTGAGAACCTCTACAGTCTTGGGCACGAACGTAATATTGTTGTGCTCGACTATCTCAACCTTAGACCCAAAAACCTCGTTAAAGATCTCCGGATCAAGCACTTTGGGATAATGGCCACCACCTTCGGAATTTAGCAATTCCATGATGTGGTCATCCGTCTTGAGTGCGGCACGAGCGTAGTCATGTGCAGCGGTCGTCACAGTCCACTTTGGCGCAAGTAGTTTTCTTGCGTTATTAGTTGCATTTCCGTTGACGCCCACAGATGCACCGGGGCCGTACTGACATGCTGGCCATACCTCAGCGATTGTGAAGTCGCCTAGTGTACGGGAAATCCAGGACCGCATGTTATGCAGTATCCCTTCATCCGGATTCCAACTCGTCCTGAATTGGATGAATCGTTCGTTCGTTTCGCGACAAGAAACCTCGCTAGCGAAGAACTTTTCCAAAGCCGCAGCCTCGGGATCAAAAGAAACAGACCCCTTGGGAAACGGATATTTCCGGATCAGCAATGCCAACTGGTGAGCAGCGAAATGAGACGCTGCCGTCGAATACTCTGTCGACGAAAGTTCACCAGCAAACTCAACCAAAGGAGTATAATCACCAGACGTTACCGCCCGATAAAGTACTTCACCCCCTGGAAGGTTGTTGACCTCGATAAGCGTAGCCAAGACCTTTGCGTAATTTGCAAAGGCTTCCTTAGCTAAGTACGCGTTTGCCCTTTCGAGCTTTTTCAGCGCAGGGTTTCTCATTGCAAGAACTCCTAGACACGATTTCCGTCACCATCAGGATGATGATGAGGAGCAGAACGACAACCGTCAACGCAAGAATCGCGTCGACAGCGTACACTCCGAAAAGGATCGGCGCAGTCATTAGAAATTGACTTGCAGGTTCTTCACGAGCGTTTTGTACGTGGCGGAGGCGATAAACGCCCCCATGTCGTTCAGCAGCGAGTCGATGTCAGCGCCGGGCGTACCCACGGGTGCGGACGTGTTCATCTCACCAAGCAACACCCCAGTCGGGGTGAGAGCGCCAGTGAGCGTGGACGTGCGTGCGAGTTTGACCGATGTACGACCAACACCGCTGAACACCACTGTTGGCTTGGGCGCTACCCTGGCGATCCTCAAATCATCGAGAACCGTCATGGTGTGGGCCGGGCCGTTGTAAACGGTGGCATTCGGTGAAAAAGAATCGGCTGTGTAGGTCTTTGCGTTAACACTAACTGTCATGAGGATTTATTCCTTAATTGATGTTCGCACTAAAGGAGTGCGGGCCTTGACACGTTTTAACGACACATAAGAAGAGCACCGTGCATTACCGGTGATACCAAGGTGCCGACGGCCAGAATATTCGGCCGTAGTTTGTTACTGGTCCATCTCGGGTTTCGAATCCGAGGCCCTTTAGCAACTGCCCAACTAAGGCAGCTGCGTCGGCGGCTCGGTAGAAGTGATCGAACTTAAAGTCTTCTTTGACTGTCAGGTCGCCATCTCTACTGAACATGGTCCATGGAATCCGACTGTGGCGGTGCTCGACAACGTTGAGCTGTCCACCAGGGCCGGATAAGAGGGCGTACTTCGCGGGATCTATCACCTCAAAGCTCGTACTATTCGCAACTAAGCGAGTTGTTGTACGAACAGAGGTTGATGCACCTAGGTTCCGCACCCCTAGCTTTGGAAAGTTAGAGTTGATGTAATCACCAACGTTCACAAACCAGTCCACGACAAATGAATAGGAAACGAGCTCCCACGCCACCGTAGCTAAGTTCTGAACCGTGAGGCCCAGATCTGTTGCGGGTGTGCGGACGTACTCGTCTAGTATAGCGACCCTCACGCTGTATTCTTGCTTGAGGATGCGCTGCCAGTTAACCCTAATTTGATCGTAAACGTTCTGACCAGTCAAAACGGAGAACTTTTCGGCCTGCGAAGTTGCCCTCGCAGTATACCGTTTTTCCTCCTTAGTATAACCGGTCTCCAAAGCTTGCAGTGCAGCTTGGACGTCATTCATTAACGGCATTATGCCATAACGAAAACGGAGCCATTCACCAGAGACAAAAAGCGTCACCGCTTTTCCATTCTTTAAAGCGTACCGGAACTTCCGTCGCTTGTTCTTGTAATCGTCCTTGTTTCTTTTGAACGATCGCACAAACTTCGCAACATTGTCCAACGGATGCTTTATCATGCCGAACAATTGGTCAATTTCAGCCAGCGATTCAACGAAATTTGCTTTTCCGTTGGCACGCGAAGCATTTGCCTTTGTCCAGGCCTCTTTAGTGGCACGGGCATAGACGGTGGGGGAGATTGTTCCCAGCTCAGCCATTTGTGTAATAGGCTGGCCTTTCCATCCGATAAACGCCTTCGCAAACACCGGTCCAGTCTCCTTCCATCCAGTGTAACGGACGGGAGATGAACAGGACTTGTCCCTGATGTTGATGATTTCGTAATCACCATCAGCAGCCTCGACCATAAGGCGGGTCGAGTCGAGGGTATTGAAAAATACTTTGCCCTCCAGAGACATACGGTGATAACCCGGGATCACCCAATCCTTCATCGTCCACAAATCACCCGTTTTAAAACTGACGAGTGAAGGGGCTGAATACGCATAGTAACTTGTTGAGTCAATACACGTAAGCGACTTAACAAACTGTTGTGTGTACAGCTTGTAATCATAGCTACCCCTAGTGCGGTAACGTTGGTACGGGTACCGGAAGCCCTCGTGGCGAGAATTTGCCATAAGAGCTAGTTTGCACGTGCAGCTGCATTTGCATCATCGCCACCGCTTTGCGCGGGAAGCGACTCGCAGTCATGGGTTATGGCTTCTTGCCAACACCCCTGCCCTACGTGGCAGAATACACCGGCCGTTACACCACCCTTAATTCTCATCACAGACCGCGGTTCAAATCGCGGAGAGCCCTTCGGATCGAGGCGTTCAACAAATACCTCGGGAAGTGCATCGGTAAACCATCCGTCGACGGCGCGCGCAACCAGGCTGTCCGTGACCCCTTCGGGTCTTGGAAAGTCGGTCGTAAACGCTTCAACGGTGCATGTACAGTCGCCCAGTTTGTCAGCTCCCTTCAAAGAAATTGCAACAGTGAAGAGATCAAGCTGCAAGTAATGGGTCTTGTTCATGAGGCTTACTCCTGTGAGTTAGGATGGGTTAGGA